TGCCCCTTTAGCTCATTCGGTAGAGCAGCTGATTTGTAATCAGCAGGTGATCTGTTCGAATCAGATAGGGGGCACCACAACTGTACCATCAGATAACTGGCGATTAAAAGAATCTAAAAAGTTTACTATTGCCCCAGCATATAACAAAGGTGGTTATCAAGTTATATCAAAAGAAAATATTAAGAACATAGGTAAGTAATGAAAAAAATATTATTAATAATCAGTTTTGTTTTACTTGCTAATTGTAGTACGGTTACAAAATCTCATATGAGTAGTGCCATAGGTGCAACAGCAGGATACGGTACTTGTCATCATATGTTAAGTACAGGTGTAGGATTAACTGCTGCTTGTACAGTAGTAGGTGCTATGATTGGTTCAAGTTTATTTTTTAATGATGATATGAATATACATAAAGCAGTATTCGTAGATACTTTAAATACATCACCAGGTAAAAGAAGTCATGTAACCTGGGGTAGTCAAACAACTGGTAATTGGGGATCAATTACAGTAAATAGAACTTATCTTGTTAAAGGTGTTAAATGTAGTGAGTATGAATCAGTTGTAAGTATTGATAGACAATGGCCACTATATGGGATTCAAAGAGAAAATGAGTTTGGTGTTGCGTGTCAAATGCCTGACGGAAGATGGTATATACAATAATGAAAGAACCAATGAAACCTGTATTACTCGCAACATTAATAATGATAACAATATTATTACTAGGTAATTATGCAATGAGTGGTGAAAAATCAGAATGGTTAAATGAAAATCCTTGTATGATTAAAGTTGTAATTACAAATACAGAAGTTAATGGTGTAACCACTACATCTAAAGAAGAAAAATTAGAATGTAAAGACGGTTATGATGGTCCTAATTATTGGGAACTATTTGCTCAGTTTTATTATTCAGGAATTAGTATACCTGCTTATTGCAGACCATATGCTAGACCAAATCATCCTTTTAAAACACCTGGGATGCTTTGTTTAAGTGAAAATGGTGTTTGGGAGAAACAGTAATGTTTAAATTAATACTGTGGATTGCTGCTATTGTGATTATTACAACACAATGGAGTGCTTTTACCGAGATCGTTGATCTTGCAAAAGTCATTGAGGTAACTCACGAAATAATAACGAAAGTTAAGGAGTAAATAAATATATGATGAAGACTATAATAATCGCTTTACTTGCTTTGACTTTGACAAATTGTGCTAGCACAAACTACAAAGTAAAACAAGAAGCAAAAGAAGAAGGAAGAGTGTTAAATCAAGTACCACAATGGTATATTGACGCTAAAATTGACAAAGGATTTGTATTCAATAGAAATGCTGATCTTTTTGTTTATGCAGTAGGTCAAGGATCAAGTCCTGATTTACAATTAGCAATTGAGAAGGCAATGATGATTGCAAAGGCTGAACTTGCTGACAAATTAGAAGGTCAGATGAACAAGAGAACAGACTTGTATATTACTGAAATAGGTCAAGAAGGTAATAAAGAAGTTGTATCTAAAGTTGAAGAAGTGATTGTTAATGTAGTTAAGGAAACAATGATTCAAGGTTATGAATCTTGGGAGAAGGCAGTTTACGAAACACCAGATGGCGAATATAGAGTTTATATTGGTTTAAAAATGGGTGTAGGTGACGCTAACTATCTTGCTGAATACATCGCTAAAAATGCTAACAAAGTTGATGTAGATACACTTGCTAAAAATGCTATCGATAAAGTAATAATTACTAATCCAGATGGGATACCAACAGTAGAGTAAAAAATATGACAATAACAATATACAGTAAACCAAATTGTACTTTTTGTGTTAAATCAAAGGCCTTGGTTAAAGGCCTTGGGTTGACTTATGAGGAAAAGATGTTCGGTAAAGACTTCAATTCACCTGAAGAATTATATGAGGCAGTAGGTAAACAAGTTAGAACTATGCCACAGATAAAGATAGATGGTGAACTTATAGGTGGTTACAATCAATTAGTAGAATACTTTGTAGAAAAAGGTAAAGTTAATTTCAAGGGCGAAATTGTCTAATACTATACCCGAAACTAATAAAATATATAAAGATGGTAGCGATACGAAGTTTGTTGCCTTTGATAGAATATATCAAAATCTTCATAAGTCATTGACTCTTATACAGAAAAACGGTACTACATACATAGGTCGAATTGAAAAGAAATCAATTAAACTAGAAGACGGTACTCTATCATTTGTACATAAGACAGCAGACAATAGATGGTTCAATAGAACAGGTATGCCAATTGATAAACCTATTAACTTAATTACGCATAAATAGTAGTATGAGAAAATTTCAACAATACATAACAGAAGGTGTCTATGATCCTTCTATATTCAAAGCTTTCTTTTTAGCAGGTGGACCTGGGTCAGGTAAATCATTTGTATCAAAGAGTGCATTGTCAGGTATGGGATTGAAAGTAATTAATAGTGACGCTGCTTTTGAGAGTAAATTAAAAAAAGAAAAGATGACACTAGACTTTGCTGCTCATGACGAAAAACAAATCATCAAAAGAGATAAGATTAGATCAAAATCGAAACAGATTGCAGGTATGCAATTAGGTCTGGCTCTTGAAGGTAGATTAGGAATTATTATAGACAGTACTGCAAGGGATGTTGAAAAGATACAACAACAGGCACAGAATTTAAGAGCAATAGGTTATGATATACATATGGTATTTGTAAACACAACTTTAGAAGTCGCCCTAGAGAGAAATAAGAGTAGACCTAGAGTATTACCAGACGCAATTGTAATTAATAGTCATAAACAAATTCAAAAAAATATGGGAAGACTACAACGAATATTTGGCTCAAGAAATTTTATAGTAGTAGATAACAATAAACATGGAGAAGACGTGAACCCTATGGTGCATAAGAAAATTAGAGGAATGATTAACAGAGCACCTACATCATATCAAGCAGTAAAATGGATACACCGAGAACTAGAGAAACGAAAAAGAAAATAGTGAATAATCTTATAAAGTTTCCTACCCACAAGGTAAGGAAACCTAAAACAGATTTAGCAAATAAACAAAGTGAAGCAGAAGCTAAAAAAATAAAAGAAAATATCTTTATAGAACAATTAGTTGAAGAATTTACTTTAGATTTAATTCATGTTCTACAAGAAAACGCTGTCACAATGAAAAATGAATCTTTTTTAAGAGATTTATCAGTTGTAATTGAAAGTATTAAGAGTTTATTGAAAAGAGATTTTGGTCAGAAACATCCAATGCAAACCATAACAGATGCCATTTCTAAAATATCTAAACTTCCTAACGGTAAACAAGTTACTGATATGAATTATAGTAAGGTATTCGTGACTAAACCAAAGGTTGACAAATAGATTGAAATGTGTTATAATATAGTATGATTATCGTTGATATAAACCAGATAATGATTTCTAACCTAATGGTTACGATACATAGAGATAACCTAGAATTAGGTGAAGACTTGATACGACACATGGTACTAAATAGTTTACGAGGCCATAATAAGAAGTTTAGAAAAGAATATGGTCAGATGGTTATTGCTTGTGATAGTGGTAATGTATGGAGAAGACAAGCATTTCCTAACTACAAGGCAGGTAGAAAAGCAAATAGAGAAAAGTCTGAACATGACTGGACAATGATATTTGATTTATTATCTAAAGTTAAAAATGAAATTAAACAATTTTTACCTTACAAAGTTATAGAGGTAGAAACAGTAGAGGCAGATGATATTATTGCTGTCCTATGCAGAAGAACTAATGAAAAGGTACTTATACTGTCAGGTGATAAAGACTTTATACAATTACATAATGATAGAATAAAACAGTATAATCCTGTGCTTAATAAATTTGTAGGTCAAGGTGAAAACCCAAGTCTATATATTAGAGAGCATATATTAAAAGGTGATAGAAGCGATGGTATACCAAACGTGCTATCAGACGACAATGTTTTTATTGAAGGTAGAAGACAAAGACCTTTAAGTAAAAAGAAGATAGAGGCATGGTGCAATGAGATCGTACCTACCTTTAATGAAGAAGAACAAAAGAACTACGATAGAAATAAAACATTAATAGATTTAAATTGTATTCCTAAAGAATTAGAAGACAAGATAAATCGTGAGTTTGAAAATTTTGAAGTAGCAACTAGAGATAAAATTCTAGGTTATTTTATAAACAAAAAACTTAAAACTTTAATTGAGTCAATAGATGAATTTTAGACTCGAAAGAACTGTTAAGGAGAAAAAAAATGGTTATAATTAGAAGAAATCCAGATGGATCTATTGCAAATCCAGATATGGTAAGACAACAAACACAAACACAAAACGAACAATTACAACAACCTGTATCACACCCAGCACTAGCAAGTAAAAGAGGTATGCAGGCACTACAAGACGCAGGTAGAGCTGTACCACCTTTAATGAGTGAGATTGCTACAAAAGTCAATAATGCAAAAGATAAACCTAGAAAATTAAAAGTATTACAAGATCACGATTCAGTATCTTTAAGAATGGTTTTAAAAGGTGCATTTGATCCTAATATAGAATGGTTATTACCAAAAGGTAATGTGCCATATACACCTAATGACGCTCCAATAGGTACAGATCATACTTTATTGAGTCAAGAAGCAAAAAGATTATATCTTTTCACAAAAGGTGGTGATAATACCATAACACAAAACAAAAGAGAAATGACATTTGTTCAAATGCTAGAAGGTCTATCAGCAGAAGAAGCTGAATTCCTAGTTGCAGTTGTAAACAAAAAAGTAAATAATAAGTACAAAGGTTTTACAGCGAATCTAGTTAAGGAAGCATTTAACTGGAACGATAATTTTATGAAAAAATAATCTTTGTTCACGTTTTGTTCTTATTTAGAAACCCTTGTATGTCAATAAGTCTTGATTTACAAGGGTTTTTTTATTGGTTTTATGCTTGACTTTTGCGTTGTTTTCCGATAAGCTAGTTAGTATATGATAAACAAAAACACAACAAATAATAATATGACGATTGTAAGAAACATTGCTTATAGTCAAATTAACAAGATCAACAAAAAGATCAAAGAAGAAATAGAAGTTGATAATACTCTTTTAAGTATGATTGATATTAATATGAAAAATGCTATTAATAAAATTATCAATAACTACAAACTAAAACTACAACAATAAGGATAAAACATTATGATTAAAGTATCACAAAAATGTAAAACACTTGAAGAAGGCATTAAGTTTATGATGGCTGGTGCAAAAGCTGACTATGTTGCAATGTCAACTAGTTATGGTAAAAAAGAATTAACTGGTTGGGCGTTAGAACAAACTGGCAAATGGGATTCTAATACTAAAGTTTCTCAAGGAAAGAAATATATTAAAGTTGTACAAGAAAACGGCGTATTTTGTTTTATTGTAAAAGAAGATTTTAAACACTTTAAAAAAGGTGATATATTAAAAGCCGCTGGTTACAATGCACCTGCTCTTAATCAACCAAGAGGTAATGTACTATCTGGTAATTACCCAATTCAATGGACTGGTCCATTATATTTAAAATAATATGTTTGATCTAACACACGGACTTATATTTGCTATTGGCTCTATGACTTTAATTATATCAATTTTAGTTATATTCAATTATCTAGTAAATACATTTAAGAAAGAAAAAAAAGAATTAAACGAAGCACAAAAATCAATACAAAGACTAAACGAAAAAGGACAATAAATATATTATGAAACTAAATGCTAAACAAAAAGAATTACTAAAGTTATTAGTAAAAGGTAAGGGTCGATTTAAAACACCTATAATACCTAAAGATCACAGCGAAAAGAACCTAGATGATATTGTAAAATTATATCTAAAAGGTCTGTTATCATTTGAAAGAAAATTCGACATTGATATTGTTGGTCCATCTAATGAACATATGATTAGATATAAATGGTATATAATTAGTATGGATAAAAGTAAAACAATTAAAGATATCAAGAGTGTTATCAAGGCAGGTCAAATTGCCTAATAGACAACAAGTACAAAAGTGGTTAGACACAACTTGGTTTTATACTAAAGTTATATTTGCATTATGTATATTTGGTTTATTTACTTATGGCTGGGGTACATACAATCCTAATAAATCAGCGATTGCAGATGTAAATACTGAACTAGATAAGTTTTATGTAAACAAGATCAAAGAAATGGATCTACAAGAGCCTGAATTTACTTATAATAATGATATTCAATTTGTTAGGGCAATGCATAAGTGTATTAACTATATAAACTTTACCACACCTAAACATTTAAGAGTGCCTTATGAAATGGTTATAGGTCAGGCAGCGTTAGAGTCTGGTTGGGGTAAAAGTAGATTTGCCACAGAAGGTAATAATCTATTTGGTATTAGAACTTGGTCAGAAGAAGTGCCACATCTATTACCTATCGGTATTGAAAAGTGGCCTGGATGGGGTGTAAAATCATTTGCCAGTAAATGTGATAGTGTAAAATACTATATTGATTTACTAAACAATCACTCCGCTTATGAGAAATTTAGAAAGTTAAGATTAACAACTAATGATTCAATGAAGTTAATCAAGACACTTGATAAATTTTCTACAACAAAAGATTATGACAAGAGAGTGATAAGAATGATTAAGAAAATAAGAAAACTAGAGGAGAAAAAATGACACTTGAAGAAATAAAAAAGAAGTACAAGAGAATAGACAATCTCGCTAAGGCGTGTGCTAATGCTCAAAGTGATGACTTCAAAGCGTTATGGTATCATAAACTAATAGATTTAGCAAAGGAGTATAAAATGCTAGACTATGTTATGAGGAAAGTGATACACTAATGAATGACGGTAACAGATAAAGACGCTAAAGACTTTCAAAAAATGGTCGATAAGTTAGAAAAAAAGAATAAAAAAGACAAAGAAAAATCAGAAGAACAAGACAAAAAACAGCTTGACAAACCTAAAAAGAAGTGATATAGTAATAGTATGAACATTTTTTATTTACATAAAGACCCTAAAATTTGTGCTGAACAGCACCTAGATAAGCATGTGGTTAAAATGCTTATTGAATATGCTCAACTTATGTCAACTGCTCACAGAATGCTTGACGGTGTTAAGTATATCGCTAAATCAAAAACAGGTAGAAAAGTTACCAGATACAAACTAGAAAATAAAAATGAAGAAGCAATTATATACAAAGCTTGTCATTTACATCACCCTAGTGCAGTATGGGTTCGAAACAATGCCTACAACTACAACTGGTTGTATCAGATGTGGTCACACTTACATGATGAATTTAAATTAAGATACGGTAAAGATCATAAGTCATATACACTATTAAAAGACCTATTAAAAAATCCCCCTAAAAATATTCCCCTAAATATTCCTTTTAATCAACCAACACAAGCAATGCCTGATGATGTAAAGAATGAAGATAGTATTACTGCTTATAGAGATTACTATGTGAAATACAAAAAAGATTTTGCTACATGGAAAACAAGTATTCCAGAATGGTATAGTGAGGGAATAAATGCCAACATATAGATTTTATAATAAAAGAACTAAAGAAGAATACACAGACTTAATGAGCATTTCTGAAATGGAAGAGTTTATAAAAAAGAAACATATCAAACTATTACCACCAACACAAATTAACATTGTATCAAGCACGGGATCGCTAGACAGCAAAACTGATAATGGTTGGAAAGAAGTGTTATCAAAAGTATCTGAAGCTCACCCAGCAAGTAATCTAGCAGCACAATATGGTAAAAAATCAGTAAAAGATACACAAGTTGATAGAGTAATTAAGACCCACAGAGCAAAGAAAGCAGGCAAGAAAGTAGTATAAATAGTATTATGGCAGATTTCGATTTTTTAGATGGATTTGACGCTGATGGCGATTGGGGTTTTACCTCAGTTAAACAAAAACCAGCGACAGAAAGTAAGGCAGAGTCAGAAGCTACAAAAGAAGTTGTTAAGACAACAGCAGACAATGTAGGTAAGGCCGTGTCTAGCGAAATTATCAATAGACTAGAATCTAAACTAGACAAACTATTGAGAGCAACAAATGAAACAAAAGAAACAGTTGTTGCCAAGAATGAAACAGAATTAGAAATTGCTAAGAAACAAATGGATGATGAGTATGATCTACGAAAAGATAATCTTGGCAAAGAATACAAAGAGGATTTTAAGAAACTAGAAAAACTTATCATACCTCTATTAATCAAATTAGCAAAATCACCCGAGGCCTACATTCACTGGCCGAACAGAGCAGAAGTAATCGAAGCACAACTGAAAAAGATTG